GTAATCCCGGAAGGCCACAGGGTTCTATCAATAAAAAGACAGCTATATGGAATGAGATAAGCGAATGGTTTATGAACGGGGCATTAGAGATATATAAGGAGAATTTAATGGAGCTTATGTCTTCAGAAAAGAGAATGGAAAAGGCAGAGGGCATGAAAAGATATGAATCGTTATTAGAATACTTTAAGCCTAAGCTACAACGTACTGAGCTGACAGGCAAAGACGGCAAGTCCCTTATATGGAACGAAGTAAAACAATACCAACCTACTAACGGACAACTCAATGGAGCTGACACTGAAGCAAACGGAAGCTCTTGATATATTAGAAGACAGCCTCACTACTGAATTGTTGTTCGGTGGTGGGGCTGGCTAGCTAGGCGGAGGAAAGAGCGCACTCGGATGTTACTGGATACTCAAGATGTGTTACAAGCACCCCGGAACACGATGGGTGATAGGCAGAGCCAAGCTAAAGACACTTAAAGAAACAACGTTGAACACCTTATGGGAGATATGCAAATTGCAGGGCATCACATCCAATGACTTTAACTACAACTCACAGTCAGACATCATAACCGTAGGAGGCTCGGAGATATACCTCAAAGACCTCTTTTCTTATCCTTCAGACCCGGAGTTTGACAGGTTAGGCTCATTAGAGATAACAGGGGCTTTCATAGATGAATGTAACCAGATATCTATCAAGGCTAAAGAGATACTCAAATCCCGGATACGCTATAAGCTGGATGAAAACAAAAGGATACCAAAGATATTGATGACATGCAACCCATCCAAGAACTGGGTATATACCGACTTCTATAAGCCCGATAAAGAGAAGCGACTGCCGGAATACATGAGGTTTATACAGTCGCTCATAGGAGACAATCCACATATCAGCAAGCATTACAAAGAGCAGCTGACCAGGATGGACCCCTTGAGTAAGGAGAGGCTATTATTTGGCAACTGGGAATATGATGATGACCTGTCCGTATTGATGGATTATGATAAGATAACAGACCTATTCACCAATGACTACATCAAACAGGGGGAGAAATATATCACAGCCGACATAGCCCGTATGGGTTCGGATAAGTGCGTTATATTCGTTTGGGCAGGATGGGTGATAATAGACCTAGTAGTCTTTGAGAAGAACGACATGAAACAGGTAGAGCAAGCTATCAAAGAGCTAAAGACAAAACATGAGATACCCACCTCTAACATCATAGTAGATGAAGACGGTGTAGGAGGAGGCGTTAAGGATCACCTGGAATGCAGGGGCTTTTTAAATGGGCGCAAGCCTTTTCTGGGTGAGAATTATGCTAACCTAAAGAGCCAGTGCTGGTTTAAGATAGCCGATAAAGTCAACAAAGGGCAGATATGGATTAAGTCAGGCAGGGCAGAGGCTTATAAGCAGGAGATAATAAAAGACCTCGAAAGCATAAGGCAGAAAGACCCCGATAAAGACGGTAAGCTGGCAGTAGAGGGTAAAGACAAGATCAAAGAAAGGATAGGAAGGAGCACCGACTTCGGAGATGCTATCATGATGCGGCAATGGTTTGACTTCATGATAGTGCCTATTTTATAACAGTATTGTAATACAACTTAGAAACTTATAAACGTAACATTGTATTAAATTGGTATTTTTGTGAAAAGTGTACACTAAAACCTAATTTTATGGCTAAGAAAAAAACAGTAAAAAAAACCAAGAAAGCAGTAAAAGTAATATCAGCTTTAGACAAGGCTAAGTCAGAGATAGCCAACATACTTACAAACATTGAAAAGAAAGCTAAGGCAGCTACTAATGCAGTAAAGACGGCTAAGGCGGCCAAGCGTTTAGATAAGATAGCTAACAGATATTTCTAATGAACTTCCTTAAAAGGGCTTATTATAAGACCTTATTTAAGCTGTTACGCTTTGCAGAGGGCGATAAGGTATACGGTAACATATTATCGGGTACGTCACCCTTTTGGATAGCGCCTGATACTACCAAATACATAGAAGATGGTTATCAGTTTAACCCGATAGTATATTCTACTGTTAACCTCATCACTTCCGCTATCAGCGGGGTGCCTTTTAAATTATTTGAACTAAAGGATACCAAGTCATTAAATACTTATAAGGCATTAGATCAAAACTCATTCAGGGCTTTAAAGATCAAACAACAGGACTTTGAGGAAGTAGGCAATCACAGGATACTGGATATACTGGACTGCCCCAACCCCAACCAGGGTAAGTCAGAGTTCATTAAGAACGCCATAGGCTTTAAGCTTGTAACAGGCAACAGTTATATCTACGGGACGGGGCCGGATAGCGGGGCCAATGCCGGGCAGGTACATGAGATGTATGTCTTACCACCGCAAAACATGCAGATAAAAATAAACGACAAAGGGATGCCGGATAAATACATCCTCCAGGATGTGCATACGTCATCCATAGAGCCGGAGAATATCCTGCATCTTAAATATTGGAACCCCAACCCCAACATGAAATTATACGGTATGAGCCCCATACAAGCCGCCAGGCAGCTTATACAGACATCCAATGATGGATATACCGCTGCCTTAAAGTTACTCCAAAACGGAGGCGCTATAGGGGCATTAACGCAGAAGCTTGACGACAGGGTCAACCCCCTTACAGAAGCACAAAGAGATCAAATGGAAGACAGCTACCAACAAAGATATGGAGGCGTACATAACAGGGGCAGGATAATGATAACCAACGTACCTATGGAATGGAACCAGTTTGGCATGAACGCTGTAGACCTTGCGATAATAGAACAGAACAAGATGACCAAAAGGGATATATGTAATATCTATAACGTACCCTCACAGCTGCTTAATGATGCAGAGAGCGCCACCTATTCTAACATGAGGGAAGCACGCAAAGCCATGATCACACAAGCCGCCTTGCCGGAGCTGAAGTCTTTACGGGATGAACTCAACAGGTGGTTTGTAGTGCCTTTCTCCAAGGCAGAAGGCAAGCAGTATTATCTTGACATAGATACCACCGCCATACCTGAGCTGCAGAAAGAGATGGGCGACCTCGTAACACAACTGTCCCAGAGCTGGTGGCTGACGCCTAATGAGAGGAGGGTGATGATGAATGAAGATCAATCTTCAGACCCTTCAATGGATATGTTTTGGATACCCAGCAACTATATACCTACCGGCACGATGGAAGATGCTATGAAACAGCTTTACTACGATGCCAATACCAAAGCCGACAGCTAACGAAGACAGAGATGTTTTTATAAGCCGGTGCATGGGCGACCCGCTTATGGAGTCGGAATATGCGGACAGAGACCAGAGGTTTGCGGTATGCAGCGCACAATATAAGGGTGAGTTCGCTAAAGAGTTCTACTGGAAAGCCTTCGACAGGAAAAGGAGAAGCCTTGAGATGAGGAGCCAGCTGATAGCGGAGAGGGCATTTAAGCAACAGGGCAGGCTACTAGAGGAAGCTATCTTAGACAGCCAGACACCCAGCGAGGTAAGCAGGGGCGTAGAGGAGGCACTAGACCCGGAGATAATCACAAATATGCTTACGCAGATATACGTACTGGTAGGCAGTGAATTTGCTTTAAACACATTTAGGAACTTCAAGTCATTTCAGGACATAGAAACCAAGCAGGACGAAGCCCTGATAAACAACTGGGGGGAGATCATGAGAGCCTATATATCCGTTAAGGGGGGAGAGAAGATAATAGGCATCAGTAAGGAAAATTTAAGAGTAGTCAGGAGGATATTAGCCGTGTCGGCAGCACAGGGGCTAAGTATTCCCAATACAGCCAAAGAGTTCAGGAGCCAATGGAGTACCATGACCAAGGCAAGAGCCGTTAGGATAGCCCGCACCGAATTGATAAGCGCCAGTAACAAGGGAGCCATAGAGGGAGCCAGGAGCACGGGTATACCGATGCAGAAAGAATGGATAAGCACGAGAGACACCAGTACACGGCAAGACGGGTTCGACCATGTAACCCCTGACGGGCAACTGGTAGACCTTAATGTGGATTTCTTAATAAGCGAAGAGACGCTAGAACACCCGGGCGATCCCAGCGGATCACCGGGAAACGTAATCAACTGCAGATGTACCGTAGGCTTTAAACCACTACGGTAGGATTAGACCACACCTCATCTTTTATATATCCCACCGTATATAATATCTCTTCCTTTTTTTGCAGAGATAAATTATTTTTCTTAAAACGGTACTTCCACATATATCGTTTATTCTCCGGCAGGTAGTGCCACTTCTTAATGAGCATCTGCTTAAAAGCTTCATTAATATTCATGGGATGTAAATTTATAACATTTCTGTAATACGTTGTTAACTTATTTATCAACAATACCGTATGATGTATGTATATTTGCTTGATGAACTATTACCTTACCAAAGATACTTCGCTTGAAATAAAGGACGTTGATGACAACAAAGGCATTGTCATAGGTTATTTAAGCCGTTTTGGCAATGTGGATAGTGATGGCGACAGGATGATAAAAGGGGCTTTTAAAAAGAGCATAAACGAAAACGGGCCGGAAAGCTCACATCCACGCATAGCGCACCTGTTCCAGCACAACCCTAATATCCCGATAGGTAAGTTCATGAGGTTAGAAGAAGATGAAAAGGGATTATTATTTGAGAGTAAAATAAGCAAGACGCCACAGGGTAAAGACGTATTGACGCTTTACAAGGAAGGCATACTAAAAGAGCATTCGATAGGGTTTAACATATTAGATGATGACATGGATGATGATGGAGTAAGGGAAATAAAAGCCGTTAAGTTATGGGAGGGGTCGGTGGTTACTTTCGGGGCTAACTCAGACACTCCGGTAGTGGATATTAAGTCCATGACCAGGGAAGATGCGGTAGATAAGATTGATATGCTTACTAAATTCATAAGGGATGGCAAATATACAGAGGAGACATTTGATTTATTAGAGATCCAGTTACAACAAATAAAACAATGGGTATCACTCATGAGGCCGGAGGAAGACTCCACCTATGAGCCGAAAGAATTGTTTGAAGCATTTAGAGAAGGTATTTATTCACATTAAAAATTAACTAACATGAAAGAAAAAGATGAAGATCATATAAAAAAGCTGAAAGACGAGTTCAAAGAACTTGGCGAGCAAATCGGACAAGACACAGTTGAGAAGCTGGAGAAGAAAGCCGATGAGCTTGAAAAGTCTATCGATGAAAAGATAGCCAAAGCCAATGAAGTCGCTAAAAACAGCACAGCAGAAGAAGGCAATAAGCTTGAAACAAGTTTAAAAGCCGAGATAGCTGCAAAGACAGAAGAATATAACAAGACGCTTGGCGAAATGCAAAGCCGTATTGATGCTATGGAAACCAAAGCCGGAAGGCTGGAGCAGTTTAATGCTTCTGTTGATTTAAGGACCACCTTGAAGTCAGCGCTTGAAAATAGCGAAGGCTACAAGAGGTTTAAAGAAGGTAATGCCGACAAGGTAAGCATCGACCTGAAAGGGATAGACGTCCTTAAAGCAGGTGATATGACAACCGGCAATAGTTATACCGGAGAAATCATTGCACCGACAAGAGTGCCTGGTTTTGTTTTTGACCCGGACAGGTCAACACATATCAGGAACTTCATAGCGTTGGGGCAGACCGACTCTGATAGCATTGTCTATAACCAAGAGACAGCTATTGATGACGGCACTGGTACCGCCGCTGAAGGCTCTGCATTGGGACAATCGGATGCAGACTTCACCAAAGTAACTGAGTCAGTACAGAAGGTAGGTACTTTCTTAACAGTCACTGATGAGATGATGAATGACACTCCGGGATTATCGAGTTATCTTACCGCCAGGTTTTCACGTAAAGTGATGCTGGAAGAAGATGATCAGATATTACACGGTGATGGCACAGGCAACAACCTGACAGGTATATCAGTAGATGCAACAGCATATACCGATGAGTTAGGAGATGCTGATGTAACCAGATTTGATGTACTTGGATTTGCTATCAAACAGGCACAGGTGAGTGAATATACACCTAATGTCATTTTGGTACATCCTACTGACTGGTGGCTGATGGCTATCACTAAGGATGACAACGGTAACTACCTTGTCCCTTCAGTATATAGCGGTGCACCACTTGTTGTTGGAGGAGTTCCTGTGATAGCTAACACCGCAGTAACCAGCGATGAGTTCTTTGTAGGCGACTTCCGATTGGGAGCGCAACTATGGGAACGACAAGCTGTTACTATGGAGTTCAGCAATAGTCACAGCACTAACTTCACCGAGTTGCAGACTACTATAAGAATCTATGAAAGAATAGCATTAGCGATTTATCGTCCAAATGCGTTCCGCTATGGAGACTTTAGTAATGCCTTGGCTCTTGGCTCGGCATAAGTAGTTTACTGCTTTTTATATTTCAGGGAGGGTGTAATTCCCTCCCTTTTTTTATGAAGCCACTTAATGAATATCAATTATCTATCCTGGTATGCACCATACCAAGCAGGCTCAATGACCTATCCGATCTATTAAAGAACCTCACCGAACAAGCCGGAGACAACGTACAGATAATCTATTTAGGCGATAACTGGAGCATCACTACCGGGGAGAAAAGAAACTGGCTGATGCGGATGGCTAAAGGCGATTATATTTGTTTTGTTGATGACGATGACCTGCCTTATGAAGATTATATAGAAGAAATATTAAAACACACCGACAACAGGAATCAGGTTATATGCTTTGAGGTGGATATAAAACTCAATAATAACCCTGTCAGGAAAGTGTATTTCTCCAAAGAACATAAAGAAGATAA